AGAAATGGCAACCGCTGCATATGTAGGAAATACTTCTACGTCATCGCCGGCAGGTGCTGTAGTAGCTCAAATTAATGGAATTACTGAAAAAGACACTCCTACTAAAGGAGACCCAACAACTTCATATGCAGATGCCAGAAAAAAAATAGATGCACAAGGACCGCCTGACCCTAAAGATCCTGAAGGTATTGGACCGTCACCAAAAAATGTTAATGCATTACGAGCGGCAATTAAAAGGATGTATACTTCTGGAGAAACTGCCAACGGCGTTAAACCAGGTACAGAGGCATTTCCAGTGCCAATTGAATTCTCATGCACTCTAGACGGAATTAATGGATTTCTATTTGGAAATGCAATTACATGTAATTATCTTCCAGCAGCTTATAAAAAAGCTAAAATATGTTTTACTGTTACTAAAGTAGATCATAATATTTCAGGAAATGATTGGACGACAACTTTAAGCACTGTTTGTAGAACTCAGCCAGAATACTAAAAATGTATACAAGAAATAAATTATATTATCCAGCTTCTCATATTGTAAACAATCTTCGAACAGATGGGTTAGAATGGATGTTGGAAGACGGTACTGAATTTAAAGGATTTTATCATAGATATATAGATGGTACTGTATTAACAGGAGCGGTATTTCATAAAGCAGATTCTAAAAAATTAATTCCATATGTTAATAAAATAGATCAGCCTAATAATTTTCAATATGATTCTATTGTTAAAAAAGATACTATAATCGCACCTCAATATACATTTCCAATTCCTACTCTAGACAATTATAAAGATGGTAAAATGACTAGATATTTTCTTAAAAGGAGAAACTTTTCTACCTTTCAAGATATAATAGAAATTAATAAAGATCAATGGATATCTTGGAAAAAACATTCAGGTGGAATAGATAACAAGTTATATATGGCCACTGATGTTGATTGGAAATTAACAGGACCACTTAATGACGATCGATCTACACAAAATATAGTTTACGGAGTTTATGATACCAATCAAAGAATTGTGCTTTTAAAAGATCACGAATTTGCAGGTCTCAAAGATTTTCTAACTGATTATGTAGAATTATCCGTTCATTCCAAAGCAGTTAAAGACGACATTAAGAAATTATTTGGTTAAAACAAAAGAATTATATATATTGTCTAGGTTATGAAAATTATAGAAACGAAATTAGAGTTTGAGTCATTCCTAGAAAAGTCTAAAGGGTACGATTGGATTGTCGTGCCCACTTACTGTAATGGCGAAAGACCAGTTTATACAGATTCCGTTTCAGTCGTTTATGTGTATGTGATTAATTTAGACAAAGAAGTAATGATTGTATTCAATCACACTGAAGGTCTTTCACTGCCTGAAGAATTACTAAATGATTTTCCAGAAGATAATAAATTGTTTGTTTACGGTAAAAAGAAATTTAAAAGATTTCTAGATCGTAAAAATATAATTGATATGAATATGGTTGAGTACTTTCATAAGAACCAACCTATTGAAGATGATTTTGATACTCCTGCTCACGAATTCTTTACAAGACATTTTGAAAAGTTCAATAATCTAAATGCAATTATTCCAATTACGAAGCATATTGAAAAGGGGCAATCTATAGCTCAAAGATTTTTAGATGTATATGATTTCTTTCATGAAGATGTAGCTTTTACTAATTATAATGAGTTGATTTTAGATTCACTTGCTCAAATAGAGCAAAATGGATTATTTACTCATTACGATCAATACAAAAAACAATTCAAAGAAGCTCCATTATATGAGAACTTTGCATATACTGAATATAACATTTACACTACTACGGGAAGACCTTCAAATAGGTTTGGAGGAATAAATTATGCGGCATTGAACAAAGACAATGGACAACGCGGTGCATTTTGTTCTAGATTTGGAGAAAATGGGTTTATGCTTTCTTTTGATTACGATGCATATCACTTAAGACTTTTAGCAGAGTTAGTCGATTATAAATTTCCAGAGGGATGTTCAGTGCATGAGTATTTAGGTAAATTTTATTTTCAAAAAGAAACTCTTACTCCGGAAGAATATTCAGAAGCTAAATCTATTTCATTTAGACAACTTTATGGAGGTATAGGTCAAGAGTATTTGGAAATTCCATTCTTTGAAAAAATACACAGATACACTCAATTGCTTTGGAGTCAGTATAAAGATGAAGGGTATATTGAAACTCCTATGTTTGGAAGAAAATTGTTTAAATCATTCTTTGGTGATATGAATGCAGCAAAGCTTTTAAACTATTTATTACAGTCTTATGAAACCGAGAGGAACATGGCCGTAATTCATAACATACTTCTACGTACAAAGGCGTATTCAAGTAAACTAATACTTTATACATACGATAGCTTCTTATACGATTTCGACAAACGAGACGGCGCTACGCTTGTTAAATTGATTCAAGAAGAATTAGAGCAGGGAGGAAAGTTTCCTGTGAAGCTGGAAATAGGGCCAGATTACAATAACATGATTGTACCAAAAAGACACTAGTTACATATTTATATATGATAATATCGTTTATAAAATATCACATTGGTACAACTCATTTGTCTTTTTTGTATAGAAGATTCTTTAGATCATACAGTTACTATGATTTCAAAGACTTACGAAGTTGTTTACAAACGAATATTTGTGCTTTCTATAGATAGCAGTGAAGAGCTTATATGCAGCTTTAATGTTGAAAAAGGAAATCATAGAAAACAATTACCAGCAGCAATGTTGGTGCATAGAAAAAAAGAAACTAATACTTTATACACTATTAATTCTTTAAATGCTTTAATTAGAAAAGAAAATGACGGAATATTAGATAATAAATATTCTGTGGATTGGACCAAATATGCCAATGCTTTACTAGTAACTTCTAATAATGAACTAAAAGTATTAAATACCAAAGTATATCAAATTATAAATTTATAATATGAAAGCATCACAATTCAGAGCTCTTATCAAAGAGGAAGTAAAAAAAGCATTGAAAGAATCTGCTATGTCAGATATCGATTTAATGGCTCAAGATGCAATTTCATTTAATGCATTTGCAGTGGAATTCTTCAAAGAATATCCAAATATTCAAAAAGACGAAAAGATGGGATTCATTAAATGGCTGAAAACCATTTATAAGAATGCCAAAGAAAATAAATAAAAATATTTGTATTAACCGTAAGGTTATCATATATTAAGGTTATATTAGAAGTTGAGAATGTAGATTGATTATTCTAGACACTCAAAATACATTACCAATTACTAATTATTAAATATTCATTAACAATTAAATTTTAAACACATGGCTATTAACTTAGACGCAATTAAACAGAAGCTAAACTCATTGCAAAATGTAACTTCTAAACAAAACAATTTATGGAAACCAGAACCAGGAACTCAAGTAGTTCGTATTGTGCCATATCAACACAATAGAGAGAATCGATTTATTGAACTTTATTTCCACTATAACTTCGGTGGTAAATCAGTTCTATCTCCAATGTCATTCGGTCGCCCTGACCCAATTTTAGAGTTCGGAGAAAAACTTAAATCAACAGGAAATTCAGACGATTGGAAAGCTGGTAAAAAACTAGAGCCAACAATGCGTTGTTATGTTCCAATTATCGTAAGAGGTAAAGAAGATGAAGGAGTTAAATTCTGGGGCTTTGGTAAATCAGTGTATCAAGAACTTTTAGGATTTATTGCAGATCCTGATTATGGAGATATCACAGATCCAGTTGCTGGACGTGACGTAGCAGTTGAATTTAAAGCGGCTGACCAAACAGGAAAATCATTTCCAGAAACTTCTATTCGTGTTAAACCTAACCAAACTCCTGTAACTGATAACAAATCAGTATTAGAGAAGTTAGCTAATCAACCAAAAGCAACAGACATCTTCAAAGAGTACACTTACGATGAAATGACTAAACTTTTACATAATTGGTTAGACCCAGAAAACGCAGCAGAAGAAACTCCTGCAGCGCCAGCTAAAGAGACTAATGCTAATCAAGCATCAATTTCTGAAGCAGCTCCAGTAGCAAAAGTAGACGACGTAGCTTCAGCATTCGACAACTTATTTAACCAATAATATTGAGTAACCAAACGGTTTCTCTAGATTAACTATGGCGAAAAAAACAACAAAACCAGTAGACGAATCTGAGTTAGAAGATGACTTGGCTTCAGTGTTAGCTGACAACCTTAATAAGAAATTTAAAAGCTCTAATTATAAAGTAGCTTATTTTTTAGAAGGTGATACAGACTCTCCGTCAGATGTGAATGAATGGATTTCAACCGGCTCGACAATGTTAGATTTGGCTATTTCAAATAGACCAAATGGAGGATTGCCAGTAGGAAGAATTATCGAAATCACAGGTTTAGAAGCTTCAGGTAAATCTTTATTGGCTGCTCACGCGCTAGCAGACACTCAACGAAAAGGAGGATTAGCAGTATATATTGATACTGAAAATGCAGTTTCGCGTGAGTTCCTAGAAGCAATAGGCATTAATTTAAAGGATATGTTATACGTTCCTTTAGATACAGTTGAAGACATATTCGAATCAATCGAATCAATTACAGAATCTATAAGAAAAAACGCTAAAAATAGATTAGTGACTATTGTAGTGGATTCTGTAGCAGGAGCATCTACCAAGCAGGAGATGTCAGCTGACTATGACAAAGATGGATGGGCGACGTCAAAAGCAATCATTCTATCGAAAGCAATGCGTAAAATTACTAATTTTATTGGTAGAGAGCGTATTTGCTTAATATTTACAAATCAGTTACGTACTCGATTAGGGGTATCCTTTGGAGACCAATGGACAACTTCAGGAGGAAAGGCAATCGCATTTCACTCTTCAGTTCGTCTTCGTTTAAAATCAGTAGGGCAAATTAAATTAGCAAAATCTTCAGATGCTCCAGAGGCAGTGTTAGGAATAACAACTCGAGCTCAGGTAGTTAAAAATCGTATGGGCCCGCCTTTACGTTCTGTAGATTATGAAATTTACTTTGACTCTGGAATTGACGATTACGGTTCATGGTTGACAATGTTGAAAAATCATAATTTAGTAACTCAAGCAGGCGCATGGTATACTTATACCAACACCGACACGGGTGAAATAATTAAATTTCAATCTAAAGATTTCCAAAAGAAATTAATAGACGATCCTGAAATGAAAGAGCAAGTATACAGAACAATTTGTGAAAAGTATATTATTAATTACAAAGCTGGAGAACATTTCGGTGTAGATGACATTGAAATTGAAACAGAGTTTGAAGGAGAAGATTCTTAAGTTATGATGAAAGGTTACGCTGATTTATTGAAACAAATTCGCGAAGACCACGAAAAACAGAACTCAGGCTTAGGCAAAGACAGTAAGGTGTTAATTGTCGACGGCCTGAATTCTTTTATTCGTTGTTTTAGTGCGGTGCCATTAGTCAATGACGATGGCGACCATATAGGAGGTTATGTAGGATTCATGAGATCTATAGCTGCTGTTATTAGACAATTCAAACCAACTAGGTGTATAATTGTGTTTGACGGTAAAGGAGGCTCTGCAAGGAGAAAGAAAATGCACTCTGGTTATAAGGAAGGTAGATCAGTACCAACTCGTTTTAATAGACGAGATGATATCGGGGACATGACTCAAGAACAAGAATTACAAAATATGCGTCATCAGATGCATAAATTATCTGAGTACTTACAATGTTTGCCAATGACACTTATTTCCATTGACAATATTGAAGCAGATGATACTATTGCTTATTTAGCGACTGAAGTTTTTCGACCTAAAGATAGTGAAGTAATCATAATGTCAGATGATAAAGATTTTATTCAATTAGTAGATGCTAAAACTTCAGTATGGAGGCCAGTAGAAAAGAAATACTACACTCAAACAGAAGTAGAAGCTAAATTTGGAATACCTTCTCATAACTTTATTCATTATAAAGTATTTATGGGAGATAATTCAGATAACATTAAAGGTATTAATGGAATAGGTATTAAAACATTACAAGCAAAATTTCCAATGCTCTTAACTGACCAAACAGTTACATTGGAAGAAATTATAGCCTTTGCACAAGCGAACAAAGACGTACACAAAGTCTATAAGACAGTCGTGGACTCAGAGTCCCAGTTAAGACTTAATCGGGCACTTATGTCATTAGAAGATTTAGATATAGCTGCTAATTACAAAGGTATTATTGCTGACATTGCTCAAAGAGATATACCGCCTATGGACACTTTTAAATTTAAAAAGATGTTTATGGAAGACAAAATATATGCCGTAATTCCAAATGTAGATTCCTGGCTAACAAGTAGCTTTGGAACAATTACAGCTTTTGGTCAAAAATAATTTGTATGGTTCAAATGAATTTAATATATTTAGGTTAATATGGCAGACAAATTAAGTAATTTCGGACACGGATTTCAGGTAAAGATTGTATCTTCTTTACTTACAGATAAAGCATTTTTACAGCAGGTAGCAGATATTCTATTGCCTGAATTTTTCGAATCAGAAGCTAACCAATGGGTTGTAGAGCAAATAGTAAAATACTTCCATGAGTATGGATGTGCTCCTACTTTAGATGTATTTAAAATCAAAACTCAAGAAGTAGACAGAGATGTAGTTAAGACTGCAATAGTAGAAACTCTTAAAGATTCATATAGATTTTTAGAATCAGATGATTTAGATTTTGTTAAGGCTGAGACTTTAGACTTTTGTAAGAATCAGTGTATTAAAAGAGCAATTTTAGATTCAGTAGAACTTTTGAGAAAAGGTGAATACGATTCTATCAAAGCTACTATTGATATGGCAATGAAAGCTGGTGCTGATAAGGCAGTAGGGCATGAATATAATTCAAGTGTTGAAGCTAGGTATTTAGAAAATGTTAGAGCATGTATTCCAACCCCATGGCCAGTAATTAATGATTTAGCAGATGGAGGTTTTGGTAAAGGAGAACTTGTAGTGTTTGTAGCTCCAGCAGGTATTGGTAAATCTTGGGGTCTTATTAATGTAGGAGCTCACGCAGTAAAAAATGGTTTAAATGTAGTTCATTATACTTTAGAGTTAAATGAAGGATATGTAGGTCAAAGATATGACGCGGTGCTGACAGGAATAGCAGCTCAAAATTTAAAATACAATCAAGATGATATTGCTGCGATGGTAGGCAAATTAAAAGGAGATTTAACTATTAAATATTATCCAACCAAGACAGCTTCATGTTCCACTATTAGAGCTCACATTGAAAAAATGATTTTAATGGGCAAGAAGCCTGATTTAGTAGTTGTCGATTATGCAGATTTATTAAGAGGTACTGTTTCTAGAAAAGAAATGAGACATGAGTTAGAATCTATTTATGAAGATTTACGTGGGGTAGCAGGAGAATATGAAATTCCATTATTTACAGCGTCACAGGCAAACAGAAGTGCATTAGAGCAAGATGTTATTGAAGCGGATAAAATTTCAGAGTCTTATTCAAAAGTAATGATTGCTGACTTTGTGCTTTCACTGTCTAGAAAGGTAACTGATAAGATAGCAGGTACAGGAAGATTCCATATTATTAAAAACAGATTTGGGCCTGACGGAATCACATTTCCGTCGAAAATGAATATGTCTAATGGACAAATTCATATCTATGAGGAGACTTCAGTGCAAGGTAAAGATACTAATAAACAAATGCAGACTGGAGAGGAATTATTAAGAAAAAGTTTATTACAAAAATACAAAGAAGTGTCAAATGATCTTGGATAATTTCTATATCATACTATAATTATATAACCAGGCTTGGGAGACTTCAACTTATTATTTACAAATTATTTAACACACTATGGAATTATCAAACGAAATTTTATCTGACATTACAGTTCATATGAAATACGCGAGGTTTCAGTCTTCTCTCCAGAGACGTGAAACATGGGAAGAGTTAGTTACTCGAAACAAAGAAATGCACATTAAAAAGTACCCTCAATTGGCCCAAGAAATTGAAGAGACTTATAAATTTGTATACGACAAAAAAGTTCTACCTTCTATGAGATCTTTGCAATTTGGCGGTAAGCCAGTTGAAATTTCTCCTAATAGAATTTATAATTGTGCGTATGCTCCAATAGATGATTGGAGAGCATTTGGAGAGGTTATGTTTTTATTGTTAGGTGGTACAGGAGTAGGATACTCAGTTCAAAAACATCACGTAGATGCATTACCTGAAATTAGAAAACCAAATCCAACTAAACATAGAAGATTCTTAATTGGAGATTCCATTGAAGGCTGGGCAGACGCTGTTAAGATTCTAATGAAATCTTATTTTCAAGGCGGGTCAACAATTAACTTCGACTTTTCGGACATTCGTCAAAAAGGAGCAATGTTAATTACTTCGGGAGGTAAAGCTCCAGGACCACAACCATTAAAAGAATGTCTTGTAAAAATTCAAGGTATATTAGATACTAAACAAGACAATGAAAAATTAACACCTATTGAGGTGCATGATATAGTGTGTCATATTGCAGATGCTGTGTTAGCTGGAGGAATTCGTAGAGCTGCTTTGATATCTTTATTCTCGGCAGACGATGATGAAATGATTGCTTCGAAATCAGGAGCATGGTGGGAGTTGAATCCACAAAGAGGAAGAGCAAATAATTCAGCAGTGTTATTAAGAAATAAAATTACTGAAGAATTCTTTTTAAGTTTATGGAAAAAGATTGAAGCTTCTGGAGCAGGGGAGCCTGGAATTTATTTTTCAAATGATAAAGATTGGGGAACTAATCCATGTTGTGAGATAGCATTAAGACCATTTCAGTTTTGTAATTTATGTGAAGTAAATGTGTCTGATATTACATCTCAAGAAGATTTAGATGCTAGAGTTAAAGCTGCTTCATTTATTGGAACGCTTCAAGCAGGATATACCAATTTCCATTATTTGCGTTCTGTATGGCAAAGAACCACAGAGAAAGACGCTTTGATTGGAGTAGGTATGACAGGGGTAGGTTCAGACCAAGCTCAAAAATATGATTTGAAGTCAGCAGCGGGAATCGTAAAAGAAGAAAATGAAAGAGTAGCAAAAATTATTGGAATCAATAAATCGGCTAGATCGACTACTATTAAGCCTTCAGGAACTTCTTCATTGGTGTTAGGTACCTCATCAGGTATTCACGCTTGGCACAATGATTATTATGTTAGAAGAATTCGAGTAGGAAAGAATGAAGCAATTTATTCTTATTTAACAATTTATCATCCTGAGTTAGTTGAAGATGAATATTTCCGTCCTCACGATACAGCAGTGATTTCAGTGCCACAGAAAGCTCCAAACGGTTCTATATTAAGACACGAGTCTGCATTAGAGTTGTTAGAAAGAGTTAAATGGTTCTATACTAATTGGATTAGACCTGGTCACAGAGGAGGACAAAATACTCATAACATATCCGCTACCGTTTCAATTAAAGAAAATGAATGGGATGAAGTTGGCGCTTGGATGTGGGAGAATAGAAAATTCTATAATGGATTGTCAGTACTTCCTTACAATGGAGGAACTTATATTCAAGCTCCTTTTGAAGATTGTGATGAAGAAAAGTATTTAGAAATGATGAAATCATTAACAAATATTGATTTGTCTCAAGTAGTTGAATTAATGGATAATACCAATTTGCAAGACCAAGCTGCTTGTGCAGGAGGTGCCTGTGAAATAACATAATTCAATGACAGATTGGATATATAAATTATATGTAGAAGAGCGGTCCGAAAAGCCGCTCTTTTATATTGAAAATGGATACAAAGTATTCACTGAACAGTATCATATAGAGAGAGGTACTTGCTGTGGAAATGGATGTCGACATTGTCCTTTTGAACCTAAGCATGAAGCGGGAAATATTAAAGTTCAAGATATTTATATAAAAGAGCAGAATGAATAAATTTCCAGTAAGAGGTTACTTTCATCCAGAAGATGCATTTGCAACAATTTCCGAATGGGAGCAAGTAGCTAATGAATTTCTTGAACTTGAAAAGCAAGGATTTGATACTAGAGGAGGAGTAATAGATGACAATTCTAATTTAGTAGGATTAATTAATAAATGGTTTAGATATCAGCTTTATGTTGAAACTCAACTCTTTGATGGGCTAACTCAAAAAGAAGTTTTAGATTTTATTGAAGATTTTGTAAACCATAGAGTTTGGCAATTGCGAGACGAGTTTTCAGAAGCGCTAGGCAGTGAGTTAATCGATTCTGTAAAAGTTGCATTCTTTTATTCAAGAGGAGCGTTAGAGCCTTTTGTATTGTTAGATAAAGATTTTACTCAGACTGTGTATGGTTCAATAGATGAAACAGTAACTGTATTGCATTGGACATCTCCTCAAGGAGTATTGAATTTACAGGACTCTGTTGAAAATGGAGGAATATATGCAATATCAACTTTTACTAAACAATATAGAAAATTCTTCAGACCAGAATCTAATATGTTAGTTAAGTTGAAAGGAAGGTTGGTAGCAGCTTTTAAGTCAGATGTGAAGTCTATTGTGACTGATAAAGGTAACAAAGCAGCTAACATGTTTAGGTTAGGTCATCCAGACGAAACTTCTAATTTATGTACATCAGCTGATTTATGTAGCGATGAAGATAAATCAACTTATTTGTGGAATGAAATAATTGTTAAGCCTGTTGAAATATTAGAAACGAAAAAAGTAATTAAATATTAAAGTTATGAAAGTCAATATAAAAAAATTAAGCACAGAAGCAGTGCTTCCATCATATGCAACTCAAGGAGATGCAGGAATGGATTTAACAGCTATCTCATCACAAATAGATGCGTCAGGCCTATTCATTGAATATGGAACTGGCTTAGCAGTTGAAATTCCAGAAGGTCACGTAGGTCTTTTATTTGCTAGAAGTTCAGTATCAAAAACATCTTTGATTTTAGCAAATCATGTAGGAGTTGTAGATTCAGGATACCGAGGTGAAATTAAATTTAGGTTTAAAGATTTAGGTATTAGAACTAAAGAAATGGAACCTGCAGTTCTTCAAACACTTCAAGAAGACAGAGAAAGAAAACAACTTCCTTTATTGACAGGCCCAGTAGAAAATGTAATTTGGGTGTCATCTGAAACTGCATATCAAGTAGGAGATAGAATAGGTCAGTTGGTTATTATACCATATCCACAAATTGAGTTTGAAGAAGTAGACGATTTGTCTGATTCTCAAAGAGGTTCTGGGGGTTATGGTTCAACAGGAAATTAAGGATTTAGATATTTATTTTAAAGAAAATTATGGAAGAATTAGCATCATTATTCATGCACTCTAGAACTCAAGCTCATGTATTTCATTTACGTGTAAAAGGTCCTGGGTCGCATGCAGCGCATTTAGCGTTACAAGCATATTACGAAGGAATCATTCCTTTACTTGATTTAGTTGTTGAAAATTACCAAGGTAAAAATGGAATAATTGAATTTCAAGATGTAGATGGTATTGACAATAATGCAGCTGTAGAAAATATTATTAAATATTTCAGTAAGCTAATAGAAGCTTTAGAAAAATTAAGAAAAGGAGAAAAGCTTCAAAGTTCTTCAATCCAAAATCAAATTGACACTATTGACGAATTACTTTCATCAACAAAATACAAATTAGAAAATTTAGCGTAATGGCAAAAATTAACCTAAATTCTATTCTATCAGAGACTAAAAATGCAGTTGAAAGAATTGAAGAAACTGTAGAAGTTGCTCAACAACCACTTCCTGACTTTGATGCTATCTTAATGGAATGGTCTTGGAGATGTGAAAAAGGATATCCTGATTTTAATAACAAAAAGGATATGATAGCACTTAAAGAAGTTCTTAAAGAAATGAATTTATCTGAAATTGATATTCAAGGAGCAGGATTAAATCAATTAGACGAAGCTAAAGCTGCTAAAATTCCAACAAGTAGTATTTTCAATGCAGATTATCTAAATGGAAAGGACTTATATCCAAAGTATTCTGCGGGCATAATGAAAGCATATAGAGACGCTGGCGCTGATGAAATAAATAAAGTATTGCCACTTTTCGGAAATATAACTAATATTACGGATTTAATAAATACTATTAAAGCATATAAAACTAATAAGTTATTTCAAGGTTTATATAATATATCTTCAGTGTCTGGAAAGGAAGGAGGAGAAGCTGATACCTCTGGTAGAGGTGGGTTAGGTAAAGGAGAAGTATTATGTGTGTTATTAACCAAAGGCGGGAAATCAGGCGGTACAAGTGGTACTGATTTAGATGGCGGTATCACATCAGAGATCAAAGCCGGTACAGCTAAAACTTTTAAAGTTCCATTAGCTGCATCTAGAATTACTGCATTTGAATCTCAAAAACAACTTAGAAGATTGTATTCTTTAATTGAAACAGTTAAAGAAAATAAAGCTTTGTATGAGCAATTTCTAGAAGATATTCAAGCAGAGTTAGGAAGTGATAAAATGAAATTAGATGACGGAGTATATTTTGCTAAAAAATCAACGCCTTCAAATATAAATCAAACAGAATATACAAATATTCGAAAATTCTTTAAAGGATGTTATAATTATTTTTATGTTAAAAATAAAAAATTAGATAATTCTATATATGTAGATTTGGATAGTGACTCTCCGGGAGATGCCGATGTGTTGCTATTAGCAAAATTATTGTCTCCTGATGCTATTAGTAGCATTAAAGTAGGCACGAAAGTTCAAATTGAAGTTCAAAGTGTAGAAAAAGATGAGGTAAGAGCCTTTCAATTATTTTCATATAGATTAAAGCAGCATCCATATGTTGTAGACCCTTTAGCATTTGACTCTGCTACTGAAACTGATTTAAATGGACTATTAGCTAATAATTATTTAGTATTTCACGAACCATCTGCCGGCGTATTAAATACTCCTATATTGATAAATAAAACAGGCGACCAATACAATGCTAGAGTAGTAGGATATACGCTAGATCAAGTAATAGTTAAATTTGAACCTTAAAATTTATCAACTACATATTTATATTAAACCTAAAATAAAAAAAGATGAAAATATCAGAATTCAGATCCTTAATAAAAGAAGAGGTTCGCAAGGCATTAAAAGAGTCTCCAAATACTCGCAGAGCTTTAAGAGAAGCCACCGTTAAACCAGGTCAAATTATTGACGATTACGACTTAGTAGATACAAGTGTAATTAAACCAGCTCATGAAGATACTTGGTTAGAATTGTTATCAGATGTTCCAGAAGGATGGGTTGATAGCACATCAAGTAAAGCAAAAGTATTGAAAATGATAAATGCATGGCTACTTAAAAATAAATATAAATGGTCAGTAGCAGACGCATTATCTCAAGACGAAGAAGGCGTAGTTACTTGGAAAATTGCTTAAATAAAATTTGGTAGTTAGAAATTTTCTTCTTATCTTTATAAAATAAAATACTCCCTTGATTGGGAGTATTCAACTAAT